CGACTTTATAACTTCAGGACATACGGTTATAGACGGGCCTATCATAGAATGGTATAGAACAACATACGCTCAAGAACCTATAGAAAAGAGAGGTTTCGATGCTAATTATTGGATATGGGAGTATCCCTCATATCAAAAATCATATATAGTATCTGCTGACGTTGCTCGTGGTGACGGAGAAGATGAGAGTGCATTTGTAGTAATTGATGTAGAAACTGTTACACAAGTTGCCGAGTATAAAGGTGCTATAAGCACTAAGGATTTTGGTAATATGTTGGTATCTGTAGCTTCTGAATGGAATAACGCATTATTAATTATAGATAATAATGGAATTGGATGGGATACTGTTCAGGTTGCATTAGATAGAGGATATACTAATTTGTTCTATCATTATAAGAATGACCCGTATGTAGATATTTCTAAACATTTAGTTGGTTCATATGATTTGCAGGATAAGAGTAAAATGACACCGGGTGTTTCGATAAACATGAAAACAAGACCTGTAATGATATCTAAACTAGAAACATACTTCAGAGAAAAATCTCCGATATGTAGAAGCGTTAGGTCTTTAGATGAGTTTAATACATTTATATGGAAAAGTGGTCGGGCTGAGGCTCAAAGAGGATATCACGATGATTTAACAATGTGTTGGGCAATGGCATTTTGGGTAAGAGACACAGCAATGAAATTAAAACAGCAGGGTATTGAGATTCAAAAAGCTACCTTAGATAATTTTAAAAAATCATTTTATTCAAGCAATAGTAGTGACCATAAAAATTGGACTCAAGAGTTACCGAATAAGGAATCAGATTCATTAAAATGGTTATTATAACCATATATAAAAAGTAAAAGTATGGCAGAAGAATCATTTAGGTCTAGGTTATCAAAACTATTTTCTACTAAAGTAGTAGTTAGAAGAACAGGCAAGAATAGGATAAAGGTTTATGATACTTCTCAGTTACAGTCTGTAGGAACTAGAGATAGTGCGTATAGAGGTAGATATACAGGAGTTCATACTTATAAATCACATGGATATTACACTCCTAATGCTTCTACAAACTTCTTTGCCACAAAGTTAGAATTGTATAGGGATTATGAGGCAATGGATGAAGACCCTATATTAGCATCAGCATTAGACATATATGCAGATGAATCTAGTATAAGGTCTCCTGATGGTTCTATATTAAAAATAAAAACTCAAAATGATAAAATAAAACAAATATTACATAATTTATTTTATGATATATTAAATATTGAATTTAATTTATGGCCTTGGATACGAAATGCCTGTAAGTATGGAGATTTTTATCTAGCTTTAGATTTAGATGAAGAACTTGGAGTTGTGAATGTAATTCCGATGTCTTCATATGACGTGCAAAGACTAGAGGGATTAGAAGCACAACAAGCGGGACTTAAATCAGATATGCAAACTAGATTTGACAAAGGTGGGATGGCTGAATATAATCCCTATGATGTTAGATTTAAATATGAACCATTAACAAATAGAAATCCATTTTTAAAAGATGAGTATGAATATTATGAGATAGCTCATTTTAGATTACTTTCAGATACTAATTTCTTACCATACGGTAGGTCAATGTTAGAGGCTGCTAGGAAAGAGTATAAAAGACTTTCTTTGATGGAAGATGCAATGATGATTCATAGAATTATGAGAGCACCTCAAAGACGAGTTTATAAGATAGCTGTAGGTAATTTGAGTCCTAATGAAATTGACCAATACATGCAGAAAATTATGGATGATACTAAAAAGACTCCATATATAGATGAAAAAACAGGTCAGTACAATTTGAAGTTTAATTTGCAAAATATGTTGGAAGATGTCTACATTCCTGTTAGAGGAGGAGATAATCAGACAGAGATTGAGACTTTAGATGGAATGAGTAATGATGGTTTTATAGAAGACGTTGATTACATTAAGCAGAAAATGATGGCTGCTTTAAAGATACCTAGAGCATTCTTAGGATACGATGAAAATTTGGAGGGAAAATGTGTAAGTCCAAACACAAAAATACCTTTAATAAATGGAATAGTAAAAACAGTACGAGAATTAATTGAAGATTTTAATAATGGAATAAAGAATTATGTGTATTCTTTAGATGAGAGTACAAACAATATTGTACCAGGTGAAATTGAGTGGGCAGGATTTACTCGAATGAATGCAACGGTACTTAGAGTTCACTTAGATAATGACAAGTACATAGATTGTACTCCTGACCATAAGTTCTTACTAAGGGATGGAACTTGGGTAGAAGCTCAATATTTAAATGTTGATGATTCACTAATGCCTTTGTATTTATCAAATGGAGGTTACAAAAACAATTATACCAAAGTATATCACCCCTCTAGTGGAAAATATCAACTAGTACATCAAATGGTAGCTGAATACTATGGTAAAAAACAAGAAGGTAAAGTAATACATCATATTGATTTTAACAGTAGAAATAATACCATAGAAAATTTAGATTGCTCTATGACTTTTTGGGAGCATAGAAAATTTCATTCGGATACTGCAAAACTTTTGCAGACTAGTCCAAATATGATAAGGTATAATAAAAGTGAAGCGAAAAGAATAAATTCCGCTATAGCAGGTAGATTAGGAGGAAAAATATCAGCACCTAAGTTAGTAAATTGGATTAAAAATAATAATCCTTGGAATAAAAAAGAAGATTTATATATTAATTGTGCCATTTGCGATGGTAAATTTAAGATACCTCACTATAGAATTGACGAAGCAAAGACTTGTTCTAAAAATTGTTATAAGATATATTGTAAAAATAGTAAATTAAATACTGTACTATACAATGAAAAATATAGTAGTATAAGTATCGAGAAATTAACAAATATAGCTAAAAACTGTAATTCTTTTATACAATTAGAAGATGCATTGAATATTGATAGAAATACTCTAAATAAAATATTTAAGTACAATAACATTGATAAAATTGATTTTGTATTTAAAAATATGCCTTTAGCTTTAGAAAATAAAGCTTTTATGCAAAATTATAGAAAATATGAGTATGAGTATAAAAATCATAAAGTATCAAGAATAGAACTTTTAGAGGATAAAATAGATACATGTGATTTGACTATAAAAGATTATCATAATTTTGGAACTGATGTTGGAATTATCATACATAACTCTGTATTAGCAGCGGAAGATGTAAGATTTGCAAGAACAATTGAAAGAATTCAAAGTATATTTGAATCTGAATTATATAAAATAGCAGTAATACATTTATTTTTACAAGGATATACTGATTCATCTTTAATTGATTTTGAACTAAGTTTAAATAATCCATCTATAGTTTATGAAAGACAGAGAGTTGAGATATTAAATGAAAAGATTGCATTAGCTTCTGCCATGAAAGAATCAAAACTAGTTTCAAGAAAATATATATATGAAAATGTATTGAATCTAAGTAGGGACGAATGGGTTGCCGAGGAAGAATTATTATTGAAAGACCAAGCTACAGCTTGGAGAATGGAGCAGATAGCTAATGAAGGTAATGACCCTAGACAATCAGGAGAGGTTAAGGGAACTCCACACACAATAGCTCAAATGCATGTATCAAAAGAACCTGTAGAAAGTGATGGTGGTGAGTTTGGAGAGATGGGTGGTAGACCTAAATCAAATAAAAAGTTTGGAACTGACAGAGATAAATCTAATGGAAGAGACCCTTTAGGATATCAAAGAGTTATGTCAGATACAGGTTTTTCAACGAAAGGAGAAGGAGTAGACAGAGCAAAATTGTTGAAGCAATTGGAAGATAGTTTTGGAAAGAAAAGTTTAAATGAAATGTTAGATTCATAATTGTATATTTATAATAAATAATTAAGATATAATGTCGAAGATTTTTAAACATAAAAAAATAAAGAATACAGGACTTCTATACGAATTGCTGATTAGACAAATGACAAGTGATGTTTTACAAGGTAAGAATCCACTCAGTATAAAATTTGTCAAGAAATATTTCAATGATGATTCACCATTGAAATCAGAACTTAATTTATATAATACGTTATATAATTACAAGGATAAAAATCCTGAATTTGCTTTAAAAATGGTGGATGCTGTTATAAAAGAACACTCTCAAATAAACTCCCCAACATTAGAGAAGAGTAAATACAATCTTGTTAAAGATATTAATAAAAGCTTTAACAAAGATATATTTATGAAAACTCAGATAGATAACTACAAAATATATGCTTCGATATATAATTTATTTGAGCATAGGGAATCAGATAATCCTTCGTTATATTTAAAAAATAAGCTATATATAGTAAATCATATAACTAGTAATAATACGGACAGTACAGGTGATAAGCAAGAATTCATGGAATCTGTAGACCCTGAATTAAAATCATTGACATTTAAGTTACTTACTGAAAAATTCAATAATAAGTGGAGTTCTAACTTAGATGAAAATCAAAAAGAAATACTAAGGCATTTTATATTTAATTCCGTTGATAGTGAGAAAACAACAATATTTATCACGGAACATATAGATAATATAGAGTCTAAACTAAAATCTAAATTAGTAAATATAGAAGATACAGTATTAGATATAAAAGTAAAAGAAATATTAAGTATACTGCCAAAGTTAAAAAATTCAAGTTTTATTACGGAGAGTCATTATCTATCTATGATAAGATATTATGAATTATTAAGAGAATTATAAATACATAGAATATTATGAAGTTAGATAAAATATATGACGATATAGAAGAAGAGTTATCAAATATATCTCAGCAATTGGAAGAGGAGAATGTAACGGCAAATGTGGCAGGTTATCAAACACCTAATGCATTTGTGAAAAAACCTGCAAGAAAGTCTGATGAAGCTAAGAAAAATTCAAATTTAAAAAATTCTGTAGGAAAACAAGTAAAAAAATCCTATAAGAATACAATACCTTATAAAAAATCATTATCTGAAATAACATATTACGATTATAAAAATGATGATTCAAATACAAACAAAGAGAAGTTAAACAAATGTTTTATAGATATAGATAAAAATTTGGAAGATGTTAAAAAAATAATAGATAATAATTTAAAACTAAAAAAAGATTTCCAACTAGATGGTCAGTTTTGGCAAAACAGTTCTAAAAAATTCTATTCTATAAATTCAAAAATTGTATATATACAAAACAAACTTCAAGAATTGTTTAATTAAACATAAAGATATGACATCTGACAAATCATTACTTATAGAATATAATAAATTTACTCCAAACGTAGATTCAATAAATGAAGATATAAAATATAATAGACCAATCAGGGTTACAGGAGTATTACAAAGAGCAGGAGCTAAGAATCAAAATGGTAGAGTATATCCAATGGATATATTAAAGAGAGAAGCAGATAAATATAATGAAGAGTTTGTAACTCAGAGAAGAGCTTTAGGTGAATGTGACCACCCTGATTCATCTGTAGTTAGTTTAGCCAATGCATCACATCATATAACAAAAATGTGGTGGAATGGTAATGATTTAATGGGAGATATAGAAATACTACCTACACCGTCAGGTAATATTTTAAAAAATATACTAGCATCAGGAATTATAATTGGAATTAGTTCAAGAGGATTAGGTTCTATAAGGGAGGTATTTACTGAAGATAAAGATAAATACTTGGAAGTTCAAAGTGATTTTGAATTAGTAGCATTTGATTTCGTATCGAATCCATCAACACATGGAGCATATATGTTTCCTGTAAATGAAGGTATTTCAAAAGATTTAATACTAAAAGAACAAAAATTTATAGAAAAGAATAAAAAAATAAATACGTTAATTTCCAATATTATATGCGATATACAAGGAGTTTGCAGTTGTAATTAAAAAAAAATTAAAATATTGATATTTATATTAAATTGTATACTATTTATAATAGTATATACTAAATATTAATATTTAGTTTAAAAAATAAACAAAGTATTATAAGGATTTCAATAATCTTTTTAGCAAAAAATAGAAACAAATGCAAGATTTATTAAAAGAAGCAATTGCCGATGCGAAAGCGATTCGTCAAGTAGCTATTGAAAACGCAAAAGCAAGTTTAGCTGAAACATTTGCTCCAAAAATCAAAAAAATGGTTGCAGAGGAGATGAACAGTGAAGAGGATGATAGTTTATACGAGGAAGATGAGTACTCTGAAGAGGATGATTCACTAGATGAAACTCTATTTGAGATGGAAGGAGAAGAAGGAGAAGAAGGAGGAGAAGATGAGATGATGGAGATGCATGGTGAAGAAGATGAGATGATGGAAGGTGAGGGTATGGAGGATGAGTATGGTGGAGAAGATTCTGATGAATTAGATGAAATTCTAAGAGAATTAGATATGGAAGACGAAGACCCAATGATGGAAGAGGACGGTATGGAAGAGCCTGAGGCTGCACCTGTACCTAAAGAAGCTCCTGTCATGAAAGAACCGTCTAAAAAATCTGACTTAGAAGAATTTATTAGAGAAATGCTATCAGAAATGGAAGGTTCTGAAGAAGAGGAAGAACCATCTGCTGACATGGAAGCAATGAAAGAAGAATTAGATTCCAAAGAAGAAGAATTACAAGAAGCTTATAGAACTGTTAGATTTTTGAAGAAAAAGATAAATGAGTCACTGCTAATCAACTCGAAACTTTTATATTCAGGAAAATTGTTCAGAGCACATAATTTGGATGAAAGCCAAAAAGTATCAATTTTAGAAAGTTTTGATAGAGCAACGTCTATTAGAGAAACAAAATTACTCTATGCATCACTTGCAACAACGTTGAACGAAATTAAATCAAAAGTTAATAGCAAGTCTATGCGTTTGAAGGAATCAAGAGCGTCAAAGTCAACATTAAATTCGACTAAACCGTCTCCTAGAATCCTTGAAGAAAACAAAATGGTAAGTCGTTTGCAACAACTTGCGGGAATTATTAAATAATTTTAAAAAAGAATAAATAATGAATATTCAATCATTTCTACCTGTAGACTACAACCGTACCCGCAAAGCGGAGGTTGCGGGTCTTGTTAAGAAGTGGGAAAAAATTGGACTTTTAGAAGGTCTTTCTGACGAGAGACAAGAAAAATCCAATGTTGCTATCCTTTTAGAGAACCAAGCTAAACAATTGGTCGTAGAAGCGAGTAGAACAGGCACTAATTCCAATTCGGAAGAATGGGCAGGTGTAGCACTTCCACTAGTAAGACGTGTATTTACAGAAATTTCTGCTAAAGACTTCGTATCTGTACAGCCTATGAATTTACCAACGGGTTTGGTATTCTTCTTAGACTTTAAGTATGGAACAGCTCAAGGTGGATTCCAAACGGGTTCAGGAAGAACTTCACAGGCAGACTCTGTCTTTGGTGTTACTGATGCTCGTAGAGGAACACCCGGCACAGGTGGTCTATACGGTGCAGGTCGTTTCTCCTACACTTCTAACGATGTAACTAAGTCATTGACAAGAAGTACAACTGTTACTACTAGTACTTACACAACTTCATCTATTTCAACAACAGCTGCTTGGAATTCTGCCTTGAATTATGATTCGGTAGTATCTTCATCATTAGCATCTGCGGGTGTAGTATTGAAAAAAGTAACTGTTGCTACAGGCTCTTTATCAGGACTTGATATTGAGGCAATTAGAGCATTTGCAATTAGTGGTAGTGGTATTACAACTTACTATCCTGCATTTACTAAACTTAATGCTTCAAACAATATTGAGTTTATTATTAGAGGTACTGCAACAAATGCCGTTGTAACTTATACAAAACAACCGACATCAACAACTCGTGGTGATTTTGAAGCAGGTCAAGCATCTGCAACATTTGATGCAGTGTTAGATATTCCTGAAATCAATTTAGAACTTCGTTCAGAGGAAATTACGGCTAAAACCCGTAAATTGAAAACTAAATGGAGTGACGAATTTGCTCAAGACTTAAATGCATATCACTCATTAGATGCCGAAGCAGAATTAACTGCTATGTTATCTGAGTATATCTCTCATGAAATTGACTTAGAGATTTTAGATATGCTTATTAAGAATGCTCAAACTGTTGAATATTGGTCTGCAAAGAACAATGAGGTTTGGGATGGAACTAAATTCGTACAACAATCAGCAGGTACGGGTGGATATTACAATTCACAAGGAGAGTGGTTTCAAACATTAGGAACTAAACTTCAGAAAGTATCCAATGAGATTCACCGTTTAGTATTGAAGGGTGGAGGAGCAAACTTTATGGTATGTTCTCCTACGGTTTCTACGGTATTGGAATCAATCCCGGGCTATGCTGCTAATACAGACGGAACTAAGATGGAATATGCAATGGGTGTACAGAAAATCGGTACAATCAATAGCAGATATACTGTCTATAAGAATCCATACATGACTGAAAATACTATTCTATTAGGATATAGA